TTAGCTGGCACTGTAAACCTCTTTGGCGCGCAACGTGAACGCCTGGACCATATTCGCCGCCAGCTCTTTAAACACGCGGCCAAACGCCAGTTCAATCAGGGCGTTGGTAAATTCGAAATCGAGATGAAACTCGATCCGGCAGGCGTCGGCACTGAGCGGAACGAACTTCCACCCGCCCATCAATTTTTTGAAGGGGCCATCCACCAGTTGCATCAGAATGCTCTGGTTATCGGTCAGCGTGTTGCGGGTCGTGAATGTTTTGCTGATCCCGGCTTTGGAAACATCCACCGCCGCCGTCATTTGCGTCGGGCCTGAGTCCAGCACGCGGCTCCCGGTACATCCCGGGATAAACTGCGGATATGACTGAACGTCATTCACTAACTGGTACATCTGTTCCACACTGTAAGGGACAAGCGCAGTACGACTAATCTGAGGCATAACATTTTTCCTGATCAAACAACCAACAAATAATAACATTTATCCCCTGTTAAAAAAACGCTGAGCCTCATCTCGTGCTAATATAGCGCGTTAGACCTCACAGGACGCAATGAGGTGACTTTTTGACATCAGATTACCTACGGCTTCACGACACTTATGACGAAGAAAAAAGCACATAAACCTGGCTCGGCAACCATTGCGCTCAACAAGCGTGCCCGCCACGAGTATTTCATTGAAGAAGAATTCGAAGCTGGCCTGGCGTTACAGGGCTGGGAAGTTAAATCGCTGCGTGCGGGTAAAGCCAACATCGGTGATAGCTACGTGATCTTCAAAGACGGCGAAGCCTTTTTGTTTGGCGCGAACTTTACGCCACTGACGGTCGCCTCTTCACACTACGTTTGCGATCCTACCCGCACCCGTAAGCTGCTGTTGAACAAGCGTGAGCTGGATTCCCTGTTCGGACGCATCAACCGCGAAGGTTATACCGTGCTCGCCCTGTCGCTGTACTGGAAGAACGCCTGGTGCAAAGTGAAAATCGGCGTGGCAAAAGGTAAGAAACAGCACGACAAACGTAACGACGCCAAAGACCGCGAATGGCAGGTCGATAAAGCGCGCATCATGAAGCACGCAGGCCGTTAATTTCAGCGCACTTATTGAGCGATTCAATAAGTTAGCGTTCCGGGGTGGTATCCCGGCTACGAGTTCTGGTATACTTGCTGTAACACTATTGGGGCTGATTCTGGATTCGACGGGATTTGCGAAACCCAAGGTGCATGCCGAGGGGCGGTTTGCCTCGTAAAAAGCCGCAAAAAAATAGTCGCAAACGACGAAAACTACGCTTTAGCAGCTTAATAACCTGCTAAGAGCCCTCTCTCCCTAGCTTCCGCTCTTAAGACGGGGATCAAAGAGAGGTCAAACCCAAAAGAGATCGCATGGATGTCCTGCCTGGGGCTGAAGTGTTAAATCTAATCAGGCTAGTTCGTTAGTGGCGTGTCTGTCCGCAGCTGGCGTGCGAATGTAAAGACTGACTAAGCATGTAGTACCGAGGATGTAGAAATTTCGGACGCGGGTTCAACTCCCGCCAGCTCCACCAAATAAAACAAGGGGTTACGTGAAAGCGTAGCCCCTTTTTTTATGCCAGTGGCGGCAAAATGGCGACAGCGTTTTGGTTGTGGCGGCGGCAGGCATAAAAAAACCCGCCTTAGCGGGTTAGTATGCAAATTGTTCCTGCATGCCTTTTGGGTGAGGTGGGGCTGCGCTGATTCTTTGAGGTCGGCATACTGAGCGAACAAATGTTTCATGCGTTACGAATGTATGACCGCACTCGATATTAGTGCACTGGTTATAGCGTTCTTTAGTTTCGCTGGACACTTGAAAACTGCTGCGTGTATGTGCTGCCAGTCCACACAATGGGCAGTTCATCATAATAGTTTCCCCCCTTACCTTTGCTGATATCGCAATAATGATACACTATTATTCAATAATGAGAACCGATCATTCCATTTCGAGATCATCAATTTTCACTTCAAGCTCAATACTGGTAACAAAGCCGCTATCCGGGCCGATGGTATGCGTCAGGGTAGTTATGGTCCATTCCGCATCATCTATTGGCTGTTTAAAGCCGCTGACCTTTACCGGCATTTCCGTATAGAGATCCGCCCGGCCTTCTGCGAGCTGCAGCGAGAATGAAGCCACCCCGCGCTGCAGCCGTTCCCACTGCATTTTTGCAGCCCGTTCAGCATTAGCCCTGTTTGCATAGGTCCGGTTGAGTACCAGCACATTTTCATCCGTCCCCACCAGGTAATCCCCCGATTTCGCCTCTGGCTCCTTTGGTTTCGTGGCCTTCCTGCGGCGGCGCTTAACTTTCGTCATTTCCTTTTTCTTTGGCTCCCGGGTATGCAGCCAGCTGGCAATGACGCCGGTATAAGCGCCACGATCTGCCAGGGTAAAACGGTGGCCGTCACCCTCCTTTCGCGTGATGGTCACAACCGGCAGCGGCTTTCCGCTTGCCGTTCTCCCCTGCCCCTGCCGGATAAACAGCAGGTTGCCGCTTTTGACTGACGCTATAGCACCGTACTGGCGCGCCAGTTTCATCATAAAGCTCGCATCGCTTTCGTTCGTCTGGTCCAGGTGATCCAGCGACAGGCCTGACAGGTCCTGCCCTAATGCCATTTTGAGATTATGGCGGGTGGCGATTTCTCTGATAACGTCCCCCACGGTTGTCTGATGCCAGGACTTTTCACGGCGGATATTCAGGGTTGCCCGGAAATCAGCACTGCGGGCGCGAATCGTGAGGCGATCAGGTGCCCCGCTGTGCTCAATTTCATCGACGGTAAACGCCCCTTTAGGGAAAAGCGGCTGGCCTTCCCACCCCAGCGCAAACTGAATAACCGCACCGCGACGCGGCAGGACAATCTGCCCGTCCGCGTCATCCAGTTCCAGATCAAGCTGGTCCGTTTCAAAGCCCCGGTTATCAGTGAGCGTCACGCTCATCAGGCGCTTGTCCAGTGTTGTTGTTACGTCCTTACCTTCAATGACGATGTTAAAGGCCGGACTTTTGCCGTACAGACTGAGGAGTTCAGAATTGAAATTCACTGCAGCAGTCCTCCAACCGTATTAGTAATATTCCCTATCGCGGACGATGCGGAGTCTTTCAGGTTACTCAGCTGGTCACTCAGGCTGCCAAACATATTGGACAGCGATTCATCCACCCGTTTGAGCGTCAGCGTGAACTCAATCCGCCGCGCCATCCCGCTTTCGAAAAACTCCGTCTTTGTCTGGTTCAGGCTCTCGATCACGAACATGCCATAAATAGTCCCGCTCCCCTCAATCAGCGGCCATGCCTTGCCCTGTTCTGCCATCTGCTCCAGGGCCAGCAGTGACAGCCTGCCGCCGGTAATTTCCGGCAGCAGGACACCGGAAAGCGTCAGCGAATCGTTATCCGGTCCAAGAAACTGCGTTGACGGACGGCGATTGATGCGGCTGTTCACCGCGTGCCGCCAGTTGCGCTGATACTGCAGCTCCTGATAAGGCACCGTGCGCAGCATGAAAACGTATAGCCCCAGCACCATCATCATGATTCATATCCCCCCTGGTCACTGTAATTGCTGCGCGACTTCGCGCGGGTGCGGCGTTCGCGCTCGTCGAGCTGGCGGGCAACTTCGCGCGCAATATCCTGCGGGTTCTGCCCTGGCTGCGCATAAATTGTGATCGGCGCGTGCGTTTCAAAGTGCATTACTGCCGGTGCGCGCTCCACCTTTGCGGGCTGGCTCTGTTTGTATGCCGTTGCGGGAAGGCTGAACGGATGCAGGGGTGCGGCCTCTGCAGGTGTCACCGCCATGCCCAGGGTTCCGGCCACAACCGATGCCAGCGCTGCCGTGCGCCGCCTGCTGGTCACATTTGCCGGGCCGTTCACAATTTCGGGGCCATTCTCGCCGACTATGCCAAACTGGCCGCGCGGGATAGCGCCCCCGTTGTCGTACATGCCCGCAAAACCCATCGCAGGGAATCCGCCTGGCGGCAACACCACTTTGCCGTCACTGTTCACCGTGGCGGACTGCTGCCGCACCACCTGGTCCGGCAGCTTCGCCTTCGCAGCTTCCTGGCTGACAATTCCCAGCTTTTCCAGAAGCCACGTTACGCCCGATTTCAGAGACTCCAGCGGCTGCATGACCATGGTCAGGCCTTCAGCCAGAGCCTCACCAAACCTTTTCCCCATGGCGGCTGCGTTGTTCAGCTCCTCAGCCGTGGATTTAACCGGCATCAGCAGATCCCGGAACCACCCCCAGAGTGACTGCACTTTATCCCCTATCCACTGGAACAAAGGCCGGACAGGCTCAAAGGCTGCGCTGATGGGCGCTGCCGCCGCCCTGAATCCTTCCACCACACCGCCAAGAAATGCGCCGATAGGTTGCCAGTATTTCCAGATGACAAGCGCTACACCCGTAAGCGCAGCAACTACCAGCCCGACGGGACTTAGTAATGCGCCCACAGCCCATGCAACGCCCATCAATGCGGTGCGTAATAAAGCAAATGGCGACTTAACCAGCCACATCAGCACGCCGCCTGCCCCGCGTACAGAAGCAGCAAAAGGTGTAATGGCAGCGCCGATCAAACCGCGAAATTGTGCGCTGAGTCCGCGCACTACCGCCATGGGGTTACGAAACGAGGCGACCAGGGTCTGCCCGGCTTCCTGCGCTTTCTCTTTAATCTTCTCAAGCGCGCCCTCCCTGAAAGCATCCAGAATTCCATTTTCACTATCGCTATCCCCTCTTAAAGAGGCCAGGGCAGCACGGATTTTCTCAAGCCAGCTGACAGACTCTCCAGCAGCTCCGCCAGTGATCATTCCGAAAAGCCGCTGCAGACCTCCGCCTGACATAGCCAGCCCCGGTGCGAGCAAAGAAAATGCCCGGCCCAATCCCCCCAGAAGCGGGCCTACCCTTGAAAGCCCGCGCGTGGTAAGCATCCCCATCCCAAAACGCAGTAAAGCAAGCGGTCCCAGCACGGCAGCCACAACAACAGCCAACGCACCTAACCCTAATGTGATCGCGGCAGTAGCGGCTGCCACTTTCATCAGCGTGCCCGCAAGCTGCGGGTTAACTTCAATCCAGCGGCGCAGCGCCCCGGTTACGCTTTTCACGTAATCCATAATATCCATCAGTGGCTGGCGCAGCGTTTCGCCCAGACTGCTGAAAGCGTTCTGCGCCCCCGTTTTTACCAGCATCCACTGCGCAGAAAGTGAATCCCGGTTGATGTCGGACTCTTTCTGCATTGAGCCATTGGCGCCACTACCGGCAGTGAGCTGCAACTGGCGGCGCAGCTCCGGCAGGTTGTTAGCCAGTTTTGCCGCATCATCGCCATATTCCTTGCCAAACAGCATCGTCATGGCGGACAGGCGTTTGTCCTGCGGCAGCTTTTCCACCTTTTCCATCACCCGCAGAATGGTGCCCATGGCATCCTTCGTCATCTGCTTCTCAAGCTGCTCAGGCTTGAGCTTCAGCATATCCAAGCCATCCATAAAGCGGTCACTTTGCATGGTGGCAATGGACAGCTCACGCACCATAGCGTTTGCAGCGCTGGCTGCCACCTCCGGCGCAGCGCCAAGTGACAGGAACGTGGAGCCAAGCGCGGCTGCCTTGCGGAAGTCCAGCCGGTCAGCCACGCCCCCCATGCGCTGCAGCACGTCGATAATGTCCGCGCCCTTTGACATGGCGTTATCGTCCAGGTAGTTCAGTGCATCGCCCAACTGCTCAATGTTACGGGTTGGCACCTTATAGAGACTGGCGATTTTCCCCAGGCCTTCGGACAGTTCATCGGCGGGCAGTTCAAAGGCAGTTGCCGCTTTGGCTGCCGTACTGGCAAAGGCCAGAAGGTCACGCTTCTGGTCTTCCCATGAGTCATTCGGGTTCGCCACGTTCATACGTGCGCCTCCCTCGACCAGGGCGGCGTAGTCCACCGCGCCATTTGCCATGGGCAGCTGTTCACTGGCAGCCTTGATTGCATCCTGCATTTCATAGAACCGGGCGGTCCGGTTGCCATCATCGTCACGCAGTCCATTGACCTGCTTTGCCACACCTTTCATGGCATCTTCCATGCTGGCATAGCTTTTCACCGCCGCCACGACCGGCGCGCCCATTGCCAGCCCTGCGGCTGAGGTTGTGGCCCCTGCTCCGGCGATGCGATCCCGCACTTCCAGGCTCCGGGAATACTGCTCCCTGACGGCATTAACCCTGGCCTGCTGCTCACCGAGTCGTTTAAGGGACTTCTGCTGACGGTCCAGTGCCTGCCGGGTTTCGTCCGCATTCTGGCGCAGCTCGCGCTGGGCGCTGCTGAGCTTCCGGGTATCCATTCCGGCCTCGTTCAGCGCAAGGCGTTGCTTCTGTACCGACTGACGCAGGCCGTTGTATTTGGTCTGCAGTTCCGAAACGCGGTTTCTGGCCTGCTCAAGCAGGCGGGCTTGTGCCGCCGTCGGGCGGTTTGTATCGGTAAACTGCGTGGCGAGCCTGGCCGCTTCTTCGCGGGCAGCTTTTAGGTTGTTACCGGTGATGGCCAGCTGCGCGCTGGTTTTACGAAAGCCTTCAATTTTCCCCGCCTGAGCGTCCAGCTCTTTCAGCCTGGCGCGGCTCTGTTGAATGGCGGTAGCCAGCTCTTTAGAGCTGGCCTGCGCAGTACGAAATGGGCGGGTGAGTTTATCAACCGCATTAAGAATCACCTGCAGACGCAGGTTAGTGTCACTCATCGCTGGCCCCGCTTCTCTGAATCGCTTTATGCCGCCACTCCAGCACTTCGGTCAGCGGCATAACGTCAGTGACGGACGGCGGCCAGTGAAAAATGGTGGCAATATCTGCCACCAGATCGTCAACCGTCAGGCTGTCGGTAAACCGGCAAGCACCGACTTCTTCAACAAAAAAGTCACCACCTCAACCGACAGCGCGGTGAGATCGGCGGGGTCCAGCTCTGCCATTTCCTGCGCCGTCAGGGTCGGCGTGGAGATACGCGGAATGACGGTCATCATTGCACCCACATCCATATCCATAATGGCCTGCAGGCGGGTGCCTCGCAGTGCGCCGGACTGGGGTTTGCGCAGCACAATTTCCGTGATTTCACTGTTACCGCGCTTGATAGGGGTATCCAGCTGTACGGTCTTTTCGGTCAGCGTGTCGGTCATGTTCTCTTCCTGTTAATGAGTTACTGGCGCGGCTGCCCGCGCCGTTAAGGTTAATCAGAGGCCCAGCGCGTTACGGTGCGCTTCCATCAGGTCCACGCCGTCAACGATTTCAATCATGTTGACCAGATCGACCTCATAGAGCACTTCGCCGTTAATGGTCAGCTTCGCGTAGCTGTTGGTGCTGCTGACTTTGGTGGTGTTGCTTTCGCCGGTCTTCCACTCGCCGGAATCCACTTCCTTATGGCGTCCGCGCACGACCAGCTCCACGGCCTGCACCTCTCCGGTGTCGTCCCGCTGAATAGAGCCGGTGAAACGCAGTTGGATGCCGTCCACCGTGGTTTTGCCCATCTGCTTAAAGAGCAGCAGTTCGGTGCCGCCAATGGAAAATTCAGTGTCCAGCGCGCCGTCATCCAGCCCCATGTCCACATCAACCGCACCGGGCATTCCACCACCGCGATATTTCTCATATTTGCGCGTGAATTTCGGCAGGGTCATGGACTCAATGATCCCCTGCCAGTTGTTCCCGTCGTTGAACAGGTTCAGATGTTTTAACTTGCGTGGTAAAGCCATGTGGTCCCCTTAAGCGCTGACCCGGCTGGAGAAATCCAGCAGGTATTGATCGGTGATGCACTGGCGCAGCATCAGGTTTTCAAGCGGCGGCACCGGCGTGTAGTCGTAGTCGATTGTGAGTTTCCCGGCTTTCAGGGAGTCCTTATCGTTCACGGACTCATCCAGCCAGCAGTCTGCGCCGATGATGTAGCCCTGCGTTTTCAGGTTGCGCAGTTTGGCGCGGATACCTTCGATAATGTCGCGGGCCAGTGACGGGTTAAGCACGCCATCCACCGCCCACATGTGCGCTTCTGCAATGGTGTCAGCCAGCACCTGCGCCGTGCGGGTGTAGTTTTCAAAGGCAAACAGCGGATCGTCGCTGAGGCAGCGGGAACCCCAGAAGCGGAAGCCGTCTTTGCGGATCAGCGTGGTCACATCGTTCTGGTTCAGCAGTCCCGCATCGGTGGCCGGGTCCTGCAGATCCCAGAACACATCTGCAGAAAGACCGGTGACGCCGTTCACGCCCACGTTGGACAGGGTTTTGTGCCAGCCGGTCTGTTCGTCAATTTTGGCGCGCAGGCCGAGCGCACGGGCGGAGGCGTAAGCCTTCGCATCTGCATTCAGCACGGTGTCAAAGTTGATAAAGTCAGGCCAGATCAACATCCCTTCGCGCTGGCTGAAGTTATCGCGATAAGCAATAGCCTCCTCCACCGTTTTGCAGCCATAGGCGGACAGGTAGGCAAACCCGCGCAGGCTCTGCGCCACGCTGAGCAGCTCAGTGGCAACCGCCTGCGTGTCATGCCCTGGCGCACCGAGAATGCGAGGCTTAACACCGAGCTGCGATTGCGCCGAAAGCAGAGCCTTCATACCGGTTTTTTTACCGTCAGCGGTCACGCCGCCGATAATGTTGGAGGTGGTTTCCGCTTCGGTTTCGCCCTGCGCCACACGCACGACAACCGTCACAGGTTTTGCCTGGTCTGCAATCGCATCCAGCGAGCGTGCCAGCGTGCCGGACTCGCCCGCCTTGCCGCTGGCAGTCAGCACATCGGTCAGCAGGACCGGCTTATTGAGGGGGAACATGGACGCATCTGCATCGTCGCCGGTGCAGACCATGCCCACGATAGCGGTGCTTACCGTGGTAATGGATCGGGTGCCGTCGTTGACTTCAACAACGCGCACGCCGTGGTGGTAATCCTGAGCCATAAGGCAGTCTCTCCGGTTTACAGGGGGTACGCCTATGTTCTGGTTGATATGCGCGCGGCGCACGCGGCGGGCTTTGTCTGGGGAATGTCACAACGAAAGGGTTAAAAAATTCCCGCAAGCGTGGGGGCTAAATCACCATGTTTCCTTTGCATCACCTGCCGGAATAAGGAGGCAAAAAAAAGAGGCCGCATAAGCGGCCTTTTGTCACAGCGGTTTATCGGGATAGATTGGGTTTTCAGGGTCAACCTTTGTCAGACTGTAGCGATACTTCTGCCATTCCGTCAGCCTGGGTTTATCTGTCTCGTCAATATACCCCCCCTCTGAGGCATCTTTCAGGGGGGCTATTATCGAATCCGCCTCTTTGCGCAATGCTGTTAATCGCAGAATTGCCGCAGCTTTTAGCTGCTCTGGCGTGGGCGGTAGAATATCCTCCCAGCAGGGCATTCCATTTTCCCCTGCGGCCCGTTGCTTACCAGGGGGAGGATCACCCATAAATTCGGCAGCAGTCTCACTATCCACCTCCACCCCGTCGAACGGCCACGTTCCTGCCTGCTCGTAAGAATCCCTCAGAGAGTTGGGAAAAAACGCATTCTCATATGCGCTATAAACATATTCACTCATATTACCTCCCGAAAGAAATCCACTGACCACCTTCCTCAGAGACGTTCACGTGTGCAGTGAAGCCAATCGGCTGTTGTTCGGTCGCGCCCCACATATTCCCCCCACCCCATCCCGCATCTGAAACGATCACCTGGTCAACCTTTGTGGGGTATCTGATTGGGAAGTTGATTGTTTTGGTTGTTGTATTCGTAAAATCTATTGTGCCGTACTGGATCAGCAGATCGCCGAGCTTGTACCAGCCAGGGCCGGTAAGGATGTTCAAATCTGCCCGTACCAGCGCCGCGCTGTTGCGTGAAAGTAAGGTTCTGGCAAAGGCGGTGAAATCGGACAGGACCAGCAGATCCTTGCCGACAAAATACGGCAGCTTATCGGCAGCGCCAGTAAGTCCAGATAAAGACGTTAACGCCGCATTAATGGGTTGCTTACCGGATAACGCATTCAGCACTGTTGTGGAGAAATTAGCATCACCCCCCAGAGCATCTGCCAGTTCCTTAAGCGTATCCAGTGCCGCAGGAGAGCCATTAACAAGCGCGGCGAGGGCAGCTTTTACGAAAGCTGTTGTTGCTATCTGCGTGTTATTAACTGTCTGGGCTGGCGTGGGTGCAGTTGGAATACCCGTTAAGGCGGGGCTGACCAGCGGTGCGCCTCCAAGATTGGCAAGGGCACCTGCCGGTGTAGGCGATCCGGTGCCTCCGTTGGCAACTGGAATTACAGTTGATGGGTCTTCATTAAATTTCTGAGTAACAAATAGAGTCCTGGCACCTTTAGCACCATTAACAGAAACCAAGTACTCTCGCCTATTACCTGCTGAGCTTGTCATTGGCGTCAGCCTGACAAGAAAGAAGTTAGGCCTCGCCTGAATGGTTTCTATGCTAATGGTAGTGGATGCTGAGTACGTCACTCCTGATGGAGGGTTAACCCAAGCTGAAAAAGTTGCGACCTGAATTGAGCCAGTTAAAAAGTCTGCTTGCTGCCAGTCGAATGAAGATAATAAAACACTACTGGCAAGACCAATTCCCATATCCTCAAAGCCTAACGTTTTTCGGCCTCCTGCTGGCGTATTTGCGCCAAGGCCACCATTCGCAAGGGGAATTAATGTGGTGGGGTCACTGTTGTAGTTCTGCGACACAGTGAATGTTCTGGCTCCTTTATCCCCCACAATCACCACCGTATGATCATACCTGTAAACAGCAGAAGGTGATTGTGATGTTATACGGACAACAAACCTGTTTGAGGTGGTTCGAGCAATAAGGCAGTCAATTGCAACGATATCCCCAGCCGGATTTTTAAGCTCAGGCGGCGCATTCAACCACCCAGTAACGTTGGCTAACTGTATCTGACCAGAAACAAAGTCAGCTTGCTGCCAGTCAAACACTGCAGCAGACCCTTGACTGGCAACGCCAATCCCAATTGCCGCCATTGCATCAGCGCCAATCAGCCGCCAGCCGTTAGCATCGCCACCTGGATACCAACTGACGGAAGTCCATCCCGTTGTCGCGTTAGGTGCGCCGTGGCGTTCATACGTCCCGGCAGTGGTAAACAGGAGCTGATTAAGCCCTGCGATTGTTCCACCCTGGCGGCGAATCGACATAATGACGGCGTTACCGTTTATACCAGCAGGTAAATCAGACCGTGAACCGGATAATACGTAAGTCTGGTTTTGCGCAAAGTATGCGGCGTCTGAAAGGGTGGCAGACGCAGGTAGTACCGTGTTTGAACTTAACCCTCCAACCTCCGTCCAGTCAGACCATGAGGGGCTTGCTGCATTCCATGCAGCAGTAAGCCAGCGTATGAAAATACGTCCACCATCAGTAGTGTATCGCTGAGTACCGTTGTTACGCCCTCCAGGGAATACCTCCAACACTCCACGCTCAGCGACCGGATATCCATTCGCAATGTCGGCAGCAGTAGCGCTTATGCTTGATTGACTCCAGGCGCCTGTATAGTCGGAAGTTGGCCCAAAGTTGTTCAGGTTCGAGCTGGCCGGGATGCCGCCACGCATCAACAATGCCGGGGCCAGCGCGCGGGTGACAAATTCGGTTGTTGCCAGCTGCGTATCATTTGAGGCCTGCGGTGCCGTGGGCGCTGTCGGCTTTCCGGTCAATGCAGGACTGGCAAGCGGCGCTTTGGCTGCCAGGGCATTGAGCATGGTAGTTGCAAAGTTCGGATCGTTTCCGAGAGCCGCCGCCAGTTCGCTGAGCGTATCCAGTGCGCCAGGCGAGGAGTTAACCAGCGCAGCGATTGCCGTCATAACAAACTGCGTGTTTGCGAGCTGCTGCGAATTATTACCTGCAGCGGCCGTCGGTGCCGTCGGCGTGCCGGTCAGCGCCGGGCTTGCGAGTGGCGCTTTAAGTTTGACCTCATCCATGACGGTTTTTACCGCTTTCGGGGTGGCGGCCAGCGTTTCAGAGGTGCTGGTTGTGGAGCTGCTGAGCTGCGTAAACCCTTTTGCGGTCAGGGTGGCGTCCGGGTGATTTCGGGATTTTGCATGCTTATCGATTTCACTATCAACATAATCCTGCGTAGCCATCACTGTGGTGGCGTCCATGGTGATGGTGATCGCGTTGACTTCGCTGACCGCAATCACCATGCGAATAACCATCTTTCGCCCGGCACCCTCGCTTAATGACGGCTTGTAGGTTTCTGCCATGTTGCCGACGGCCACAAGTGTTCCGGCGGCATCGTAAAGCGCCATTTCACGAATCCAGAACCCACTCGTTTCCGGTTTTTCCGGTGGAATCACCAGTTCAACAACAATATTTTTCGGATCGCTGGCATCAATGCTCGCTCTGTTAATCGGCGCGCGGTAAACCTCCCTGACCAGTTTTGTCTGGGCAGGGTTCGGAGTGGGCAGCGTGCCGCCGCCATCACCCACGGCCATTTTTGCGGTATTGTCCAGAACAATGCTGGCGGTGCCAGCCAGAACCGCCGCGATTTTTGCGGCACCTGCTGTGGTGATAATAGTTTTAAATTTCGCCATGATAATTACCCTGGATAAACCGTAATAATGTCGCCGTCATAGATGGCCCCGCCGGTATACAGATAACCCGGCACTTCCTGCACAATATTGATTGAGCAGTGACGACTGACGGGCCTGGCATCACTGATCAGTCGGTCCATTTCGATATTCATGTTTGGCGTCATGCCGCTTTCCGGCACTCCTATGTCCAGTTCGAACGTGCCAGGTGTGGCATTGTTTTCCCACCATTCCGTAATGCCGATGATTCGCCCAAGCGGGCCAACCGCACTGCGGATAGCAGCAAGCGTCCCTTTGCGGCGGTGAATGAAAAAGGCGTCACTGACAGCCTGGCGCTTGACGTTCTCTGCCCAGGCTTCATCCCAGCGGTCAACCGAAAACGCCCACGCCAGATAGGGCAGAAACTTCACCGGGCATTTCCATGGGTTCCACAGGTCACGCAATGGCACATCAAGGTTGCTGATATCACTGCAGGCCTGCACCAGTCGGCGCTCAAGGACAGACGATCCCGGAGGAAGCAGACTATTCATCCGTTCCCCCGATGGTTACGGTTGCTGCTGTGCAGTAAGCCGCTTTTGATTTATCCAGCACCACATCAACTGCAGGCGCAGTCAGCTCTACACGCTGGACCCCTTCCACATGGAGCGCACCGTAAATGGCAGATCTGCGGATATCACGTCCCAGCCGTGCCTGGGCTTTAATGTAGGATTGCAGCCGCTCAATAGCGGCCGCTTTAATAGGCTCCGCCTCCGGCCCCGGATAGAGATAGAGCTGGGCATTAATCGTGTAATTCACGATGGAGGCAGACTGCACTGTTACCCGGTCAGCCACCGGGCGCACACTTTCATCATTGAGTGCGGCAGCCACAACAGTGAGCAGGTCTGCTGCTGCCGTTCCATCTCCTTCACGGGAAAGTATGGTAACGGTGACATTTGCCGGTGTCGGGCTGATAGCTGACGCATCAGCCACACGGCCATCAGCACTCCGCGCGTGAAATTCATAGGCAGCAGATGGGCCAGCAACGCTCAAACCTTCCATTGCCGCCGGTATGCGCTGGCGTAAATCATTATTAGACTCCATCACCGCCTGAACCGGCGGAATCGCTGTCGGGTCTCCGGGAATGATCGTAAGTCGTTTTACGTTATTAATGGCTGCCAGCTGATCGAGATCACTACCCATGGCATAAGCCACCATGACCGCCTGCGCAGCCTCATTGATTCGCTGACGCAGCAGGATTTCCCGGTATGTGTTTTCCTGCAGGAATTTGGTGACGGGTTCAGATTCCAGCTCAAGTGTGCGCCGCACCGCGTCCTGTTCATCCACCGGATGAAGGGCTACAAAAGCTGCCTTGCGCTCAGCAAGCAGCGCCTCAAAGTCCGGCACCTCAATAATCTGCGGGGCCGGGAGCTGGGAAAGGTCAATTACTGCCATTATCTGCTCCTGTTGGCACTGAAAGGGATACAGAAGCGCCGTTATTGCGCTTCCCGGTTAGCTCAACCACCATTGAGCCGTCAAAGCTGCTGCTGATAGTGATGGAATCCAGCGTAAGCCGTGGCTCCCATCGGCTCAGGGCTACGTAAACCGCAGACATGATCTGCAGGCGCAGCGCCGGGTTCTGCGGCTGGTCTATCAGGGCAGACAGCAGGGAGCCATATTCCCGGCGCGCAATTCGGCTCCCTTGCGGGGTCAGCAGAATATCCCGTACTGACTGGCGCAGGTGTTCCGTATCAGTGATAGCCCTGCCGTTACCCTGACTCATGCCGATATACAGCGTCATACCGGGCCTCCCGAGGTGTCGCCGCCTTTCATGACTTTGATATGGGCATGGTCATCCACCACGATCCCGTTAGAACTCATCGCGCCGCCGCCCTGGGTGACGCTGCCGTTGATCACGACTTCGCTGTTAATACGGGTGCTGTCAGCCTCCACAACAAACTCACCGGTTTTCAGTGTGATATTGTCAGCCGCCTCGATCACCATGGATTTGATGCCTTTGACGTGCCAGCGCCCGGTGGCGGGCTCGTACTCAAACCAGCCCCCGTCCGGGTATTCCGTCACACAGCCGTCCACGGAATCCGACGGCGGTGCAAACTGATTGGAGTAAATGGCGGGCAGCGCAAAGGCGGTTTCCAGATTTCCGCCCAGGCCCAGCACCACCACCTGTTCATCCGGTGACGGACACCACCAGGAGCGACCGCCGCCGGCACGCAGTGTCAGCCAGTTAATCCAGTTGGTTTCAAGCTCGCCCACCTTTACCCGGCACAGCCAGTTTTTCCGGTCCACTTCGGTCACGGTGCCGGTGCGGATCAGGTTGGTGATAAGGCGCATGATTTCTGTGAGTTGTGCATTCATATCACTCACAATGCAAAAAAATTTCTTGGAAGGCATTTTGTTGATTTTGTAGGGTGAACTGCACAATAATCCCAGCATCTAAAAAAATGAGATATTGTTAGATGGCCTTATACAAATATGTTTCTGCAAATACTTTAGATTTTATTCTTAACGGTTCCATACGTTTTACTCAGCCAGGAGGGTTTAACGATCCTTTTGAGCTCGCACTGGAGGTATTCAATCCCAATATTGAACCAGATAAAAAATTAAACCTAAAATTCGACATTAATACAAAAGACAGATTTATTGATAATTTCATTTTGGAAGATGGTTTCGAACATGAAAATTGCAATGATATATTCTCAAGGCAGCTTATTCAAAATCTTAATGAAAAAATAGGAATACTATGTTTAACTAGAAATTTTGATTCGCATTTAATGTGGGCGCATTATGCTGATGAATATAATGGAGCGGTAATTGAATTTAATGAAGAGCATGAGTATTTCGAAGGGCTATTTGCAGTAAAATATAGTCAAGAACGACCAATGATACATATAAATTATTTCCTTGAGAATAAAACAATACCTATCGCTGATTTATGTATTAAACCAGAGGTGTGGAGCTATGAAAAAGAATGGAGATTGGTAAAACCATTAAGCTATTGCAAAAAATCAAAAGGAAAAGCAAAAGCCTTTGATATATATACAGACGCTATCCCTCTCGATGCAATAAAAACAATAACTCTTGGTGAAAGATGTTCATTAGATACTGCCAGAAAAACCTTTCACAAAGTTAAAAACACCAACATTGCATTAAGTATAGCAGCATTAGCCAATTGGAAATATGCATTCCGCTACGAGCCCATAAAGTTTAACGAACCTCTAAACAATCAATTACCATTAATATCCCCCAGGACCGCCGAGATTTTTTCGAATGAAAAAGGAACCTTAGGTGAAATAGCCAACTGGGCACTTCGAAACCATCCAATGAGCAATATATCTAAATGGCGCTTATAACTTTACAATTAGCCAATTAATAATTAATTCCTGAATTACATCATTTGTCTGTTTATTGAAGCCAAATAATTTCCGTTTTGCATAGCGGACCTCCGGCCCTTTACGGCTGACGCGATCACGCAGGCCGTAATGGTGAACGCGCGCAATACGCTGCACTGAGCCGTCAAACTGCACGCATGCAGAATCGGCACTGGCAGCGGTTTTCAGGTATTTTGTGGTGCGAAGTTTTGCAAACATCTGGCGCTTGATGCGCCCCTTCTTGCTGCGGGCCGTTACCCGGCGCGGCTCGTAGCCGCTCCCGTCCGGGTTTCGCTGCAGCCTGATATTCTGCTGCTGACTGCGGCGCAATTGCTGCGCCAGCTGACGCATCATGCGGCTGCGTGCGGCAGGCTCCAGATTTGCCAGCAACGCCGCCAGCCAGTCATCCACCCTCTGCAGATCACCCATGCTTCACCGTCCACATTTCTTCCGGTACGTCCGGTTCTGGCACCGCCTCAACGCTCGACACGCCCCCGTCGGCGCTGACCAGTACGCGCTCTGTCAGCTGCAGGTTCAGGCTGATATCGCACACATCATTGCGCAAAATATCCACGTCAAAGGTAAACAGCCTTTCGCGCAGCTCAGGGTTATTGATTGCGTCCGGCTGATTGGCAGTCAGCCAAAGCAGAACGGGAGCCATCAGCAGATTCTGGTCACCGCTGAAATCCTCGATCACCACGTTCAGGGTGTAACGGTACTCCCATGACATGGAGCTGGCCCCGGTTGCCACCAGTGAGCCGTTATCCACAAACAGGTGCAGTTTGTCCGGGTTATTGCGGATATACGGCACCGCCTTATTCAGGGCGCTGCGTAAAGACTGCGGCTTGTTCACTGTCTCGCTCCTGACACGCAATTATCGTGTCCACTTTGTCAGCACACGCCGCCCAGGCGGCCTCCGTTTCATCCAGCACCGCATTCAGATCGCCGTTACTGCGCGGCGCTGACCTTTCCAGGCGGCACTGCGTCACTCTGGGACAGCCACTCACGGTAAGCTGCACCTCCGGCGAGGGCGGGACGCTCCCGCAGCCGGATAACATCAGCAGGCAAAGGGGTATCAGCCCAGCGGCGCAAATCCTCATTTTCACGTTTCAGTTCCTCTATCCGGTGCTGACGACTGCGCAGCAACGCGGAGGTCTGCTCTGCCGCCGCATAAAGCCGCGTCTGCTCCCGGTTGTTGGTTTCGGTCAGAATGGACAGGCCGATCAGCTGGCTGTTTTTCTTCGTCAGTTCCTGCGCTTTGCTTTTCAGCGCCGCGCCCTGCGTCTCGATGGTGTGGCTGGCATTGTTAAGCCGCCACGACTGCCAGCTCAGCGCCGCGAGCGTCAGCGCCAGCACTGCCACTAACGCACGGCTCATATGCCAGTACCTTTCAAGCACCAGGCCAGCTCCCGCGCGCGGCGGTTCTCCAGCCCTTTATTTTTCTTACCGTTGACGTAAACCCAGCGCGGCAGCTCATTGCATGCCTGCCACCACTGCTGGCGGTTGATGTAGGACACCATGGTGGATCGGCATATTGCGCCAGTACCCACGTTGAAGCCGATGCTTACCAGCGCATCGTAAACATGCTGCGGGGGTCTGACCTTAAGGCAGGCAACCAGCCTTTTTTCCGTCAGCAACACATTGCTGATTAACCCCTGCGCCGCCTGCCGTTCCGTAATGGTTTTTCCGGGCATCACCTCGGACGTATTACCGATCCCGTCGGTCCAGACACCCGCGCTGCACTGATAAGGCTGCAGGCGGCACCCCTCGAAATCGGCTAACAGCTTCAGCCCCTCAACAGAGGTATTCAGCGACTGGAAACCGGGCAGCGTGGCGGCGATAGCCAGCACCACCCCGACAAGGCAGCGTTTAACGATTGAAGGATTCATATTCCCCCCGCGTGATTTGCCCGCTGCGCAGCAGCTGGTAGGTTTTGTGTTTGTAGTACCAGTTGATCGCCAGCATCAGCACACCTATCAGCACACCACCAACTGTTGACGCATCCTTAAGTGACAGATCGCCCAGGTATGCCAGCAGCAAGGCGATGCAGTAAGTGATAAAGGCGCTGATTCGTTCAAGCGTCATATTTCAGTCCCATAGCTGGACGGTCTGCGCCGTGGTTGCTGCCGGTATATCCGGCATTTCCACCTGCAGCCCGTGCGGTAAAAAAGGGCCATGCTCAGCCAGCTCCGGATTTGCCTGCAGAACCTGCTCAGTTACACCCTGCGTGCGCCCGTAATGACGCCAGCAAAGCGCGTCCACCGTGTCATACTGGTGCGCACGCACTTTCATCAGATAAGCTCCACCGTGCAGTGCGGTGCATCCTGCACCCGGCTGATAGCCCAGCGGGCATCGCGCCACAGATCGCCGCTGGCCTCCGCCAGCTCCTCTCCTCGTTTCACTCCTGATGCCGTGGCGTCATAATCCTGATAACGCTCATTGAGCACGGCACGCGCCCAGCAATAAACGGCGTTAAGGTAGTGCTGAATGCGCTGGCTTCTGCCGTCCAGCATTTCTGACGGCACATCAGCCAGGGCTTTACAGCCCAGCATTTGCTGGCGGTTGCGGAAGTCGTACAGTTCAGCGTTAACCTCAGAAATTGCTGTTAGTGCAACCTGCCTGAGACGTGGCTGCGTCACCGTGCCGTCAGTGCGCATCACGCTACGAAATTCCGACAGGTCCACATCAGGCCAGAACGGCGTATTTTTAATAACGTCCGCCTGTTCGGGTGCCTGCTCTGGCGCAATAAACTGCATTCGGCTTTCTCCTGAAATAGTGGGCGGTGGACGGGGTTTTGATGTGGCAATGCCTTTCGCCACCCCGTGCCGCCCGTGCGCGGGGCACGTTCTTTAGCGGCTGTCACTGCGCAATCTGCGCTCCAGCTGCTGCTTTTCTTTTTTCACGCCGCATCGGGGATCGAGCAGCAGCGCATGGGTAAGGTGATTCAGGGCAGAAGCCGGGTTGCTTTCGCTCAGTACCGCGCCGATGGCTTTATGCAGGCGCGCCCGGGACTGGTCCGGCATATCCAGATCGCTTGTCAGATCCAGCGTCTGCAGGAGCAGATCGGCATCAAAACCGGCGGCGGCCAGCAGGGCGCTTTGTGCGGCGTCCGCCATTTCTTCCGCCAGGACGGTCTGCACGTTGCGGTTTCCCAGCGGCATCACCCAGCCATGGCGCAGCGCATGACGCCCTATTTCCAGCGCACCGGCATAATCACCGGCATCGATACGCCACAGCATCACGTACATCAGCACGTCATCCTGCTGCGCACCTCCGGCAGCCAGCACGCCCTCCGCCCATGCGGCATACTTCGGCAGAAGCTCCACCTTGATTGCAGCCTTTTTCACGGTGGACTGGACGCCCTTAAGGCGACGGCGGTCTTCTGCGAGCTGGAGCAGCATCAGGTCATAGCCGGACGCATGGCGAACACTGCCGCCCTCCCGGGTGGCCTGTTCGGCCTGAATGCGCAGGCGGTGCTGCCGTGCGGGACTCAGGCTCATGCGTTATTCCCCACCTTCCGGCGCAGCTGGCGCGGTGTGATCACCGATTTCGATGTTTTCGACCAGTGCCGCGCAGCGATAGTCTTCAATCACATACGCTTCGTTGACGGACTCAAAGTTTTCGATCCGGTCACGTTTCGGGTTGTCGATAACAGAACGGCGGCGGGTGTCCTCCTGCCAGTAGATGGACAGGTTATCCAGGCGGGTGATCAGCAGGGCATTCGCCGGGAAGAACGGCGCGCGCACCGCCTGCAGACCGCCCATGCGTTTCTGGCTGATAATCAGATCGGCGGCGATTTTTTCGCTGTTCTCCTGCTCTTTGTTAACCAGCGGGAAATACTTGTCAGACAGCAGTTCACGTCCGCAGATAACCACCAGTTCGTCATCGTCCTGGTAAACCACATCGATCAGCTCGTTAACCGCATCCATCACCACGGCGTCCAGGTTGGCATAGTCGCCGCCCTTACCCACCTTCACCGCACCTGCGGTGGTGGTGCCGTTCTGGGTGGTACTGCCCATAACGTGGTCCGGCGCGTCTTCGCGGATTTTCTGCAGCCAGCCCTTATTCACATCCTGCAGCAGCGGGTTTTCTTCGCGGTTGGAGGTTTTGGCGCGCTTCACGCCGTTGAAGCCGATCATGATGCGGTCCAGTGCCTGGCGCTTGACGATGGCATTGCGCACACGTACCTGGAAGTCCTGGTATTTCGCCCAAAGGTCCAGCTTTGCGTAGGTCAGCACCGTGTCAAAGTTGGTCTGTTCGCATTTATATTCCACATCCTCCATCAGCATCGGATCGGTAGGTTCGCGCTCTTTGGTGGTGGTGTCGGTGGTTCCGGCAATGGTGGAACCTACGCCCAGGCTAAGCAGCTGCCCGGACTGCTCCGCAACCGGCGTGATGTTAATCAGCGTCAGGAAAGCGGCGGACTGCTGGATCTGGTCTTCCAGCGTCTGCTGCACGGACGGCTCTACGGTGAATTTGCTGGAAAGCTCTTCAACTTCCACACCGTTCAGACGAGCCAGCTGCTGCAGGTAAGCGTTAAAGGCAAAGCGGGTATTCTTTTTCATCGGGTTTTATGCTCCATCAGCAATTGGTCAGGGTGCCTGCCGGTGCGTCACCGCCCGGCGCGCGCTGGCGGTAATCTTTACGGCTGTCTTCACGGCTCAGCTGCTGCTGAAGCTCGGCAAAGGCGGACTGCTGCTCCTGCAGCGAAGTTTCAAGCTCAGAAATGCGCACGTCCTGGTCGGACAGGGATTTATCAGTGCTCTCGCTCAGGTTCTGCTGTTCGGTGGCGACCAGCTCAACGGCTTTATGCACATCTGAAAAACGCGCATCATCGGTCTGCTCTTTTTTGGTAAACAGCGCAGTGACACGGGTAAAGAGGGACGGTTTTTCGCCCTGGATTTCTTCCAGTTCGATTAGCGTTTCTTCGGCGGCGGTAAAAAGGTTTTCAGGATTCTGTTTGCGGTTTGCCAGCGGGTTTCGTGCGGCGCTGGCGCTGAAGGTCAGCATTTCGGTGCCCAGGCTCGCCGGATCGTCAGTGGCGGCCAGGCCAACAAGGTAGGCTTTGCCGGTGTCGGCAAACTTCGGGCTGACTTCCATAGAGGTGAATAGCTTCTGACCTTTCTTGACCAGTTCAACGAGTGAGCTGGTCGGCTCCACGTCGGCATACAGCGCCATTTTCCCCTTCAGCGGCCCGTCCTGAATTTCATCTGCAATTAACGCCGTTACTCTGCCGTAGCGGTTAAAGGCGCTGTCCGGTGAATAGGACTTGATGTGTTCAAGATTAATCAGCGCGGTGTAAACCGCCGGGTTGTAGCTGTCTGCCATTTGCTCCAGCCATTCACGCTGGATTTCGCGTCCGTCGGTGGTGGCACCTTCCACCCCGATACAGAAACGCTTTGCTTTCACTGTCATGAGCCTTGCTCCGTTAGAAAAAACTTACTGGAGCCTTATGGTTGCGGTGATGTGGGGAGTGAAACAACGCGCGGCGCTTGTGCGGTCGGCCATACAAACCGCAGCCGGGGAAAGCGCACTGTCAAGGCCGTAGGCTTGTGCCATGAACACAATACTGACCCCCGCAGACCTCGATCCCCGTCGGCAGGCCATGCTGCTGTACTTTCAGGGATACCGCGTAGCCCGCATTGCTGAAATGCTGGGCGAGAAAGTTGCAACCGTTCACAGCTGGAAGAAGCGCGACAAGTGGGGCGACTATGGGCCGCTGGATCAGATGCAGCTCACTACCGCCGCGCGTTACTGCCAGCTCATTATGAAGGAGCAGAAAGAAGGGAAAGACTTCAAGGAAATTGACCTGCTGGCGCGCCAGTCAGAGCGCCACGCCCGGATCGGTAAATTCAACGACGGCGGGAACGAAGCGGATTTAAACCCGAACGTAGCCAACCGCAACAAGGGTCCGCGCCGTCAGCCTGAAAAGAACGTTTTTACCGACGAACAGATCGAGAAGCTGCAGGAGGTTTTCCACGGCTCAATGTTCGCCTACCAGCGCCACTGGTATGAGGCAGGCAACCGCCACCGTATCCGCAACCTGCTTAAATCACGCCAGATCGGGGCAACCTTCTTTTTTGCCCGGGAGGCGCTGATTGACGCCATCACCACCGGCCGCAACCAGATTTTCCTCTCAGCCAGTAAGGCGCAGGCGCACGTCTTTAAACAGTACATCATCGACTTTGCAAAAGAGGTGGATGTGGAGCTGAAAGGCGACCCTATGACGCTCAGCAACGGCGCGTGCCTGTACTTCCTCGGCACCAACGCCCGCACGGCGCAGAGCTACCACGGCAACCTGTACCTGGATGAATATTTCTGGATTCCGAAATTCCAGGAGCTGCGCAAGGTTGCGTCCGGTATGGCCATTCACAAAAAATGGCGGCAGACCTATTTTTCCACGCCATCCAGCCTGACCCACAGCGCCTATCCGTTCTGGTCCGGCGCACTGTTCAACCGGGGCCGCAACAAAGCCGACAAGGTGGATATTGACCTGACTCACGGCAGCCTGGCCCCCGGCCTCCTCTGCCCTGACGGTCAGTACCGCCAGATCGTCACCGTGGAGGATGCGGTGCGCGGCGGCTGTAACCTGTTCGACCTGGACCAGTTGCGCATGGAGTACAGCCCGGACGAGTACCAGAACCTGCTGATGTGCGAATTTATTGACGATCTGGCGTCGGTGTTCCCGCTCAGCGAGCTGCAGGCGTGCATGGTGGACAGCTTGGAGGTCTGGTCCGATTTTCAGGCGCTGGCGTTGCGCCCGTTTGGCTGGCGCGAAGTCTGGATCGGCTATGACCCGGCGAAAGGTACGCAGAACGGCGACAGCGCCGGATGCGTGGTGATGGCTCCGCCAGCCGTGCCGGGCGGCAAGTTCCGCATTCTTGAGCGGCACCAGTGGCGCGGAATGGACTTCCGCGCGCAGGCTGACGCGATCAAAAAGCTAACGCAGCAGTACAACGTGACCTATATCGGCATCGACTCGACCGGCGTCGGCCACGGCGTTTATGAAAACGTCAAAGCGTTCTTCCCGGCGGTACGGGAGTTTGTCTACAACCCCAATGTCAAAAACGCCCTGGTACTCAAGGCCTACGACATTATCAGCCACCGCCGCCTGGAGTTTGACGCCGGGCACACCGACATTGCGCAGTCTTTCATGGCTATCCGCCGTGCCACAACCGCCAGCGGCAACCGCCCCACCTACGAAGCCAGCCGCAGCGAGGAAGTCAGCCATGCTGATCTGGCCTGGGCAACGATGCACGCACTGTTTAACGAACCGCTTCAGGGCGAAGCCGCCAACACCAGTAACATTGTGGAGATTTTTTGATGGGCAAGAGGAATAAAAACTGCTCTCCTGCTAAACAGAGCGTTCAACAGAGCAGCGGCGCGACAACGGCAGAAGCATTCAGCTTTGGCGATCCGATCCCGGTACTGGACCGCCGGGAATTGCTCGATTACGTGGAGTGCGTGCAGATGGACCGCTGGTATGAGCCACCCGTGAGTTTTGATGGCCTGGCCCGCACCTACCGCGCGGCCGTACATCACAGCTCACCGATCGCCGTTAAGCGTGACATTCTCAGCAGTACCTATATCCCGCACCGCCTGCTCAGCCAACAGGCGTTTTCCCGTTTCGTTCAGGACTATCTGGTATTCGGTAACGCCTACCTTGAGAAGCGCACCAACCGGCTCGGCGGCATTCTCTCGCTGGAGCCAGCCCTGGCAAAATATACCCGCCGCGGCGTTGACCTGGATACCTACTGGTTTGTGCAATATGGATTCACCACGCAGCCCTACGAATTCACGCCGGGAAGCGTCTTCCATCTTCTAGAACCTGATATTAACCAGGAAATTTACGGGCTGCCCGGCTACCTCTCAGCTATTCCGTCCGCCCTGCTCAACGAGTCCGCCACGCTTTTCCGTCGTAAGTACTACATTAACGGAAGCCATGCGGGCTTTATCATGTACATGACCGACGCCGCGCAGAACCAGGAGGACGTAAACAACATCCGCCAGGCCATGAAAAGCGCCAAGGGCCCGGGCAACTTCCGCAACCTGTTCATGTACTCGCCCAACGGCAAAAAAGACGGGATTCAGATCATCCCGTTGTCAGAGGTGGCGGCGAAGGATGAATTTCTGAACATTAAGAACGTCAGCCGGGACGACATGATGGCGGCGCACCGCGTACCGCCGCAGATGATGGGCATCATTCCCAACAATACCGGCGGCTTTGGTGATGTGGAAAAGGCCAGCCGCGTCTTTGTCCGCAACGAACTGATGCCGCTGCAGAAGCGACTGCAGGAGCTTAACGACTGGCTGGGCGAAGAAGTGATCCGCTTTGAGCCGTACACGCTGGGACTAACAGAAGACAAGCGCAACGACTGACCCACCGCCCCGCGACAACAAGACCACCTCTCAAAGCGTCCCAGCAGCATTCTGCGGGGCGCTTCTTTTTTGCTGCCATTTACTCACCCTCACCGATTGAAGCCGCCAGCGCTCCGGAGATTGCGCCGAATTTTTACCATTTCACCCCGTTGCGCGCGCTCGTATCCCCGCCACGCCTGCCCGCTTTATGTAGCGGTTTTCATGCACCTGCATGACATAAGCAAAAGCCCGCCATAACTGGCGGTCCTAAGCATACGAGATCATCAAAAGATCATGCAATTTTGCGCAATTTCATGCGGCTAATGATGTTTTTACACTTGATCCATTATGCTACCCTAAACCCAATACCCACACTTGTTAAAGGACTGCAAATGCAACTCGTTGAACTAAAAGCTCTGCTAGAAAAAGAAGCTGATGCGAAAAGAAGAGCTGATTTACTCGCTCAGTTAGAAGTTTCTAAACAGAATGCAGAAGAACAAATACGCACTGAGCAAAAAGACGTAGATTTCGAGACGAAGGAGTTTACTGTTGAGTTACTGGTAAATAAGTATCACAGCGGTTTGGAAGATGATACTAACGAACTTTTTGTTCCTGACTATCAAAGGGACTTCGTTTGGAGCGAAAAAAGACAGTCACGTTTAATTGAATCCTTGATTCTCGGGTTTCCTATTCCATACATTTTCACCGCTGATGTTCTTTCAGAAGACCCTGAACTGGATGGAAGGATCGAGATTGTAGATGGTTCGCAACGTGTCAGAACCATTCATGCTTTCATTCATAATGAGTTAACCTTACAAGATTTGAAGTCTTTAGATTCTCTAAATGGTTTTACTTTCCAAGACTTGCCACTATCCAGACAGCGTCGATTTATGCGCATACCTGTAAGGGTGATTGAATTAAGCTCAAAATGCAACGAAGAGACGCGCCGAGACCTCTTTGAAAGAATTAACTCAGGTAGCGACATTCTTAAGGATATGGAAGTCAGAAAAGGCTCAGAGCTTGGTTCAACTTCACTTTATACGCAGGTTATTAAGCCTTGCTCTGCCATTCCTTTATTTAAAGATTTAGCTCCATTATCTGAAGCAAAAGAAAAACGTGATGAACGTTTAGAATTCGCATTACGCTTTTTTGCATATCTAGAGAATTATGAGAACTTTGATCATTCAGTCCGTGATTTTCTCAATGATTACATGCGGAAAAATGGAGAGATAGACTCTCACAAGCAGGATTCTATGAAAGAAGAATTCACCAAGATGTTAAACTTCGTAAATGAATACTTCCCCGCAGGATTCAAAAAAACAGTTACTGCAAAGTCCACCCCTAGAGTCAGATATGAATCCTTAGCAGTAGGGGTCGCATTGGCATTAAGAGAACAGTCTACACTTATGCCTCAGAATCTTGATTGGTTAAGTTCTGACGAATTCAAAATATTAACAACTTCTGACGGTGCGAATAGCCGAGTTAAAGTAAAAGAGCGAATTGAGTATGTCCGTGATAAATTGTTAGAGGTTTAACATGGAAAGTTTTCGCGAGGACTTTGATATTAGGTCAGGAGAAATACTGGCCTATTTAGATCTTTTGAGGTTCATTGAGCATGCAGGTTCTGAATTAGTTTCAACAGAAGACCCTGAAAATAAATTCAATATTACTTCAGAATCTCGTAAAACTTTAAAGGGAGCAGTATACATTCTTTTATATAATCTAATTGAATCCACTATGAGGGAAGCGATTTGTTTTATCCATGATTCCTTACATGATAAAAACGTTCAATTTGACAACCTCAAAAAAAATCTGCGTACTGAAATAGTCAAACGTTTAAAAAGCGATTCCGTAGGCGTGGAAAATTTCATAAATGGACTTACGAAAGGTATCTCCTGTGGGATTTCCTATGGTACTTTTAATAAGAAAAAATTATTCTCAGGAAATATAGATCGTGATGAAATAAAGGAAAAAGCCACAATTTACGGTTTTTCTACATCATCTGATTACATCCATACTAAGCATGGAGAAAAACTAAGCACTATTAAACAACATCGTAACGATCTTGCGCATGGTAACGTTTCATTTTCCGAAATAGGCAAAAACGTATCGTATCAAGATTTAGAAAATGTTTCATTGGAAGTAATTGCATATCTTGACGCCATAGCAACCAATATTGAAGATTATATTCATTCCGATGGTTACTTAGCATCCTAATAAAAAGCCTGCATCGCAGGCTTTAGTTTCAATTCAAATGATTTTTAATAGCTTGACCAATAACTCGCCCCAGCTCGACAGGAACAGCATTACCAATCATTTTACCAATATTTCTCATGTTGAATTTTGAGTTATCTTCTACAAATGAATAATTCATTGGAAATGTTTGCAATAATGCCGCTTCTCTCAAAGAGATCGCACGATGTTGTTCTGGATGACCAAACCGACCGTTACCAAAACCATAACAAAGAGTTGTAATCGTTGGGCTTGGTTTATCCCAAGACATACGGCCGTATACACTTCCATAGCCCTTACCGCTGGATTTTAGATGGCAGGCTGCCACCAATTCCTCTGGCCAATCTTTCCAAGTTCCTCCGGGAACTGAATGAATGATACGCTTCTTATTAATAGGGCTTAACTTGCTTGCACGATGTAAAAAATCATGTGGATCAGTGTCACCGGATGCTAATGGCGGTAAATCACGAATAACATCCGCAACAGTTTTACGAGGAATATTTTCAGATTTTACTAACTCAATTTTTCCAAGTTTAGATGCCAACAGCACATGTCGAGCACGATTCTGTGGAATGCCATATTCAACACAGTCAACCTTTGAAGCCCACACTTGATAGCCCAAGCTTATTAATGAGTTATAAAAATCATCATAAACCTTGTGTTTAGTTACGTCAGGAACGTTCTCCATAGTTACAATTTCAGGAGAAACCTCGCGAATCAAGCGCTCAAACTCATATAATAGCGGCCATTTTTTATCTTCTGCTTTGTCCTTACCTTGAGTATATTTTGAAAAAGGCTGGCAGGGAGCACACCCAGCGAGAACTTTAACGGATGAATCACCATAAAGTTCAAGAAGCTGCTCTTTTGTGACCTTCGCTATGTCTTGCTCAATAAAGACTGAGTTATTGTTTTTTTCATAGGGAAATCGACATTCCCCCTCAAGGTCAATACCAGCAACCACATCAAGCCCGGCAAGTTGCAGGCCATGAGTCAACCCGCCCGCCCCACAAAAAAGGTCTATCACCTTAACAGTCATCATACGCTCCACATCTCAACTACAGCCAGTATACAGCTCTTTGCATAGAATCTCGAGTCTTTAGACCAAAATTGATACGAAAAGCAAGCGGGCAGCTCTAAGCTAGTTGGTCTAAAAAATGTATCAATGCAGCCAACTATCGTCTTCCCAGACCTGCTGCAAAATCTCCATTACCCGCTTCTTATCTTCGTCCAGTTTTAAGCCGCTCAGATCCAGGCCATTAGCGCTTCCATTACGTATGCGGATTGACGTTTTTGGATAAAGAGGACGCAAATTTCGGTATAGTTCAGATTCAAGGGCTTTTAGTGTTGCCTGGCTTATCTTCTGCTCTTTATCGATCATTATTTCAATGCGCATAAATTTTCCCCTAGCTGGTAACGTCCATTGTGCGGCTGTATTCATGGTTGCGAATTTTCGCCATCAGCTCGTCAGTAAGCTCAGAAACCCACTGGATAGCCAGTCGTTTTTCTTCTTCGCTGCACTCACTTGCCGCTACCAGTTTTATGAAAAAATCAATGCGCTGAAGTTTCAATGACTCCAAAAGATAATCCTGCATTTTCCCTCCTATTACGGCCACTTACACAAATTAACTGTATATATATCCACTGTTTATACATACAGTATAGTACCGATTTCAAAATGTAAAACGGTTTTTAAACCTCTATAACAAAGCCCTGATGCGGGTCAAAAACATGAAAATATATCCGCACCGTCAGTAATACTGACGCCATTTGTCATCTTCGCGTAAACGCTCGTTCCGGTAAAAGACTCGCAACCTTCCACCTGACGGAAGGCTGCCACCGCGTAAAAGCAGATTTATTTCATACTCGCTGCCATCGAACCCACGGGACTGCAGTTCATACTCAAGCTGCAGGCGCTGCTGATCCGAAATGCTCTGTTTGTATTCCTTTTTCCGCTTCGGTTTAACCAGTCTCAGCCTGGCGGTCAGATCACGGCGTTCTTTCCTCCCTATGCTGTGCAGGTACTCATGCAGCTCCTTGTCATTCATGGACGTAATATCCGGTATTTTACCCCCTGTCTGGTTCAAATTTTCAACAGGGGGACAGTTATTGCCACGAGTCCAAGGGGCGCTAGCGCCCTGGTCGGCTACCGCCTCCTGAAGGTCAACGGCTTTACGAACCATTTTCCACTTCACTGCATGAGTGCAGATCCGGCCCTCAATGATCGGGGACCAGATGCCATAAATACAAACACCGTGATCGCCGTAGGCGCTCGGCTCGTCGTTCAGCTCATAAGCCGTTCTGACAAGGTGATGTTTGCGGGGAACCAGGACGCCGCCCTGCTTCATGATGTAGGTGGCAAAACAGCCAGCATCCGCTGCAGCCAGTACAGCATCCAGACGCGGGTTTTCCAGTACCGGCGCGCCAGCTTTCTTATCGCCCTGCACTCTGGCAGCCTGACCGGCCAGCAGGCGCAACTCGCGGTATGCCTGGCGGCCAGGGATGCCAAAGAAGCGAAATTGCTGAACACGATGCAGCGATGCCCAGGCGTTTACGTTCTCAGCGTTATCGCGCAGTGATCTGCCCGTTTCTTTACTGATTTCCTGCGCCAGCCCGCGCCCGTCGATATTCTTGCTGATGTATTTAGCGATGTAACTTGTAGGCGTGCCCTTACGCGGGTTGATAAGCTCAGACTTGAAGCGCGGCCCGGTATTGGTGCCCAGCTCCTCCCGGTCCTCACGAATGGCGAATTTACGCAGCAGCGCGGTGATGGATTTACGGTCTTTTTTTCGCATGAAGCACAGCAGGTGCCAGTGTACGGTGCCGTCATGGTGCGGTTCTGCAACGCGGACGCCATACCAGCGCAGCCCGGCTTTGTGCATTGCCTTACGGAAAGCAGCAAACATGTTTACTAGGTAATCGCTGCTCTGCCGGACCGTCGCGCTGTTCCATTTCGGGTTTGGCCTGCCGTTGTTGAGGGCTGCGTGGAAGCGTGACGGGCAAGTGATGGTATAGAACACCGCGCACTCCCCGCGCATTTCTGCAATTAGTTCCAGTCCCTTAACGCAGGCCATCATTTCATTGCGGCGGTGCGCCGGATTGCTGCTGCTGGCGTTTACCACCTCTTCCATATCCAGCGTGTCACCGTCAGCGTTTACCAGCTCATGAGATCGGAAAAACTCCAGCGATTTGCGGCGCTGTTCACGTTTGTGGATCACGGCTTCATAGCTGACATACGGGGACGCCTTTTTGTTAACCAGGCAAACAGCACGTAGCTGCTCTTCCCGCCATTCACACCGCATCTGCCACAGCTTGCGATACCACCAGTCCGCACAAAGCATACGGGCAAGTGAACCCGGAATAAGCTCATACGGGACCGGGTTACGGCGGTTCTTTTTACGACGCAGCTGTTCAAATGCAGGCGGGATAACATCGAGGCGCATAGCTTCTGCCGCAACCCTTTCCCATGACCGGCGGATCTCTTCCGGCATAACGTCTTCATCAGTAAACAGCTCACTGCAGGCCGCATCCAGACACATGCTCATGTGCGCAGCTACCAGGGTAGACAAGCGCTTAACCTGCTCCTGATTCATTTCTGGCAAAACCAGCAAGCCCTCCATTCCGTCCTGGCTCGCCATAAAACGGAAGGAGGCAGAAACCTGACTAATGCGCACTTGTTCCAGCCGTTCAAGGCACGGCCTGATGGTTTCCCGCAGATAACGGGAATATGCCTTTGGTTTGCCCAGGCTCTGGAAATATTTAATCCTTTCGAGCAGTGGCTTGCTGATATGCGCCGGTTGGGCGCTCACGTCAGCAATAATGACCAGATCGGGATTGAACTGCTGCTGTTCGCGGGCCATTTTGGCGCGACTGATCAGCTGGTCCTGCTCCATTTCGCGCTGAACAGGGTCACGGGATTCATTGTAGAAATAGCGTTCCCATACCTCATTACTCAGAGTCTCGCGGCGCAGCTGTTCCTGCTCGTTATCCGCAGCGTAGAGAGTGATCAGGTTTGAAAGCGCGGACGCTGGCGAAACTTCCGCCGGGTCCAAGTAGGGGTTAAGTGCTTTTTTCGGGCCGTTCCATGGGAAAGCCACAGCGGCCACGGTCGGGCCGCCTTTGTCTTTTATTAATTCAGGCATCAGTGACTGGCTCCGAAGCTTACACCGCGCCTCGGGTGTAATGCTTCCCTTTCAGCTCAACGATTTCCTGGCATGTTACGCAGCACTGCACGCCCGGAATTGCACGGCGGCGCGCTGGAGGGATCGGAGCATCGCATTCGATGCAAAGCACACGGGAAACGCCCGGCGCTCTGTTGCGGACGGTGTGAATGTGGCGCTGAAGTTCTTCTTCAACGCGCTGCTGTACGAGGTCCATAGAGTCAGCCATTAGTGCAGCTCCTGAGATTCGTTTTCATAGCGGGTTGCTTCGCGGCGCAGCAGCTCAGCCGCTTCAATACCGTTTAACCCTTTGTTAGTGATGTGGGTTGCCAGCGCCTCAAGACGGATTGAAACTGCGAGCGCGCGTCCTTTGCGCTCCTCACGTTTGGCAATATCAATCACCGCCATAAGCTGGTCGGTTTCTGGTACAAACATTTTTGGTAATTCGTTCTGCATAGTTCTTTCTCCTGAATTTGGGCAAAAGAATGCCCGGCGGGTTTACGCCATTAATTTCTTTTGTGGGTTAATTCGGCATGGTTAGCCGTTTGGGAAATAAGCTCACCACTGCACGAAAATGATTCATTGCTTTAACCAGTTCCCGCTTTTCGTCAGTAGTCAGATCACTAATATTGACGCCGTGACGTTCTGCCGGAATTTTTGCCATAAAGAATATGGCTGCCAGTGCGCGCACATTTTGCTTATGGTTTATATCGCGACGGTCGCGCATATCTTTAATAAACCTTTCAAGCTCTGGCTCGATATTCAGACCAAACACATTTGCCCTTAATTCCGCTATTCGGTTCAGCCCTTCCATACGTTGACCCGGGCTTAATGGAACAGTCGCCGCAGCGCCTTCAATAGCCATGGTTTCCCCCGTTTGGTAGTGGTCAGCCCTGCCAGCAGTTCATCCTGAGAGCGGGACGGGTGCCAGCGCTTGCCATCTTTCCCGATAATCCAGCCATGGCCGCAGTGCATACCCTGGCTTTGTTTAACTAAAAGCGATACGAATGACGGTTCTTTAGTCAGCATAATCACCTCAGATGATGCCGAACGAAGCGCCAAGGCCCGTTACGGTGTCCACCGCACTTGCCATTGCGGGGTTGGCCTGCAGGCGGGCCTGCATGGAAACGGCAGCCAGTGCCATCAGACGAGTTACTGAATTAATGCTGCTGATCACGTCACGGCGCCCGGCGGTTGTTTTCACATCGCCAGTAACGGCACCGGCGGCAACGCGCCCGATCTCAGCGGTGGCGCTCATGACGTAGTGCGGCAATTTCTCTTTTGCCACTTCGTTCATCGGCACGCATGGCAGGCAGTGAATTTGTGCCAAGAAGCCGTCAACCAGGGTTGAGTCCTCAGTGAGATCGGTAAGCAGCCAGATTTCAGGCGGTGTGAGCTGATGCGGTTGCTCCGGGTTCAGCTTGTTGCGCAGCGTCTGGACATTCATTCCCGCGCGTTCTGCCAGCTTCGCCATGTTGTGACGCAGTGCGAAAGCCCGGCAGGCCTCTTCAAAGTGTGGATGTTTGGAAATCTTATAATCAAACATGTGAGCCCCTTAAAAAGTTCTCATAATCGAACTTACTGACCAACAATGACACGGAAGTTGGAATGACCAAGAGACTCACGGACCTGATCGGTTTTGTACATTAAGTAACGCAGGCTTACGCGACCTTTGTTTTTATCCTTTTTAACCATGTACTTAGCAAGCTGTCCATGGTGAATTTTTTGGTATACAGAGCCACGTGAAATACCTTCCCACTCCGCGAACTCTGCAGGTGTAGCCATCTCTTTGGGTACTCGAATTGAAATATCTGTGCTCATAGTGCAGTATCTCTTAGTTTTAGTGCGTTTTATGATGTTTAACCCCAACTTCCAAACTCTCACTTTAGAAGTTGGACATAATTTATGATCCCGATATTGGATTGTCAAATGGAGAGTTCAACTTGAAGATTAACAGCGGTGCAAATACGGGAGGAAAGGAAGCTATCAAAAGGTTAATGGCTGCCTACGGTTTCAATACTCAGATTGCTTTAGTTGAACACCTTCAAGCTTCTAAAAGCACTATGGCAAACAGGCTGTTACGTGACAGCTTCCCTGCTGATTGGGTTATTCAATGCGCTCTTGAAACAGGCATTTCTTTGCTCTGGTTAACAACAGGACAAGGCGAAATGTACCCTCAGACAGACGAAAAAAATAAGTCCAAAAACGAGAGTCAGCCCACAGTACGCCCCCTTTCTAAGATTGTCGTCCCGCCAGTGAAACAGGTGACGATAGAGGGCGGTACTTTTGATGAATTGGAGGATATTTATCTTGATCAGGGGCTGATTTCAGGTAAAGCAGAAGACTGTTTGTACGTAAAAACGACTGAAGGGGATTACGTTGTCGATACCTCTGCAAAACAGCTCAGTAACGGAATCTGGCTTATCGATATTGATGGTATGAAAAATATCGTGAAGATTGCCCGTATCCCTGGAAACAAAATTATTGTCCATCAAGATGACACCTCTTTTGAATGCTCTGTCGACGACGTTGAGGTAATTGGCCGCGCAGTAAAAGTCATTAAGAGCATCTAACTATGACGATCAGAAAGCAGCCGAACGGAAAATGGTTGTGCGAGTGTTACCCGAACGGGCGTGACGGCAAGCGTGTGCGCAAGCAATTTGCGACAAAGGGCGAGGCTGTAGCATTCGAAAACTTCACCATGGATGAAGTGAACAAAAAGCCGTGGCTGGGTGAAAAGGAAGATCGGCGGCGTTTGTCAGAATTGATTGAGCAGTGGCACTCCCTTTACGGCCAGACGCTCGCAGACCCCAAGCGCCTAATGGCGAAACTGAAAATTATCTGCAATGGCTTGGGCGATCCCGTCGCTTCTGAGTTAACCGCCGGTGACTTTACAAAATATCGCGAAGCACGATTAAAAGGTGAAGTACGCAACGAAGACGGCGCGCTGATGTCGCCAGTAAAGCCCCGCACGGTAAACCTGGAACAGCGTAACTTATCATCCGTTTTTGGCACCCTGAAAAAGCTGGGCCACTGGTCAGCGCCTAACCCGCTCGCCGGGCTACCAACATTCAAAATCGCAGAGGGGGAACTGGCGTTCCTGGCCCAGGACGAAATCAAACGCCTGCTTGATGCCTGCGCTGATTCTCAAAGCCCCAGCCTGTTGATGATCGCAAAAGTATGCCTCGCCACCGGCGCGCGGTGGAGTGAAGCCGAAAACCTGCAGGGCCATCAGTTATCTAAATACCGGATCACCTATACCAAAACCAAAGGCAAGAAAAACCGAACCGTACCGATATCTCAGGATCTGTATGACGAGCTGCCCAAAAACAGAGGTAAGCTATTCACACCCTGCAGAAAAGCCTTTGAGCGCGCAGTAAAAAGAGCGGGTATCGAATTGCCTGAAGGCCAGTGCACCCATGTGCTACGTCATACTTTCGCTAGCCACTTCATGATGAATGGCGGAAACATTCTTGTCCTTAAAGAAATATTGGGCCATGCCGATATAAAAATGACGATGGTTTACGCACACTTTTCTCCAGACCATCTAGAAGATGCTGTTACAAAAAATCCTTTACATAATTTGGTTTAA